AGGGGAATGGGTGGCAGCAAAGACAAAGATACAATTGAGAACCTAATGGGGTTATGTAGGAAGTGCCACATAGAATACGGAGACAAAAAACAATATAAAGAGTTCCTAAAAGACATACACGCAAAGAATTATGGCAAAGATTAAAGAGAACAATAACAAAGTTAGCTTTGGCAAACGCAAAAGAGGTTATGCAAAGAAGTCCTTTAATAAGCACACGCCAAGAGAAAAAGCTTATAGAGGTCAAGGTAGATGAGAAAATTAAACGCTATATGGTTACTCCTTACGCATAAAGCTTACTTCCTTGCGGTATGTAAGACGGGTAAAAACGGAGATGATATGACCACGATAGGACATTACACCTATGCAATGGCAGAAACTTTAATTAACAAGCATATAGCAGACGTAGATACTTACCTCGACCAAGAAGATGCAATAGACGAAGCAAACGATATAATAAACGGCATACTATGATACAAAACGTACCAATCAACACAGTAAAAGCAAACCCAAACAACCCCAGGATAATTAAAGACGATAAGTTTGCAAAGCTTGTAAAATCAATTAACGAGTTTCCACAAATGCTTAAACTTAGACCTATCGTAGTTAATGACGATATGATTGTGCTTGGTGGCAATATGCGACTAAAGGCTTGTAAGGAAGCAGGACTTAAAGAGATACCTATTATTAAAGCAAGTGAATTAACCGAGCAGCAGCAAAAAGAGTTTATAGTTAAAGACAACGTAGGATATGGAGAATGGGATTGGGATGACCTTGCTAACAATTGGGATGTAGATGAATTAACTGAATGGGGTTTAGATATACCTGGTTTTGAATTAGATAATTCAGATACAGAAATAGATGAAGATAAATATACTAAAAAGGTTGAGGCACCTATATATGAACCTAATAACGAAAAGCCTAAATATCAAGAATTATATAATAAAGATAAATTTAATAACTTAGTAGATAAAATAGAAAGTTCATCTTTAGATAAAGAAGATAAAGAATTTTTAAAACTTGCAGCTACAAGACATATTGTATTTAATTATCAAAAAATAGCTGACTTCTATGCAAATTCAGATAAAAATATACAGGAATTAATGGAAGATTCAGCATTAATAATAATTGACTTTGAAAAAGCAATAGAACTTGGGTACGTTAAATTATCAGAAGAAATACTTGACCAATATATAAATGAATATGATAATGAATAACTTTGCAGTATTTATTTTAACTTATGGTAGAGCAGATAAAGTATTTACATATCATAATTTAAGGAGAGGTGGATATACAGGTAAAATTTATTTACTATGTTCTACAGATGATAAACAATTACCTGAATATCAAAATACATATAAAGATGAAGTAGTTGTATTTTCTAAAGATGATTACAAAAATAAGTTTGATATTGGAGATAATTTTGATAAAAATAATGTAGTTGTTTTTGCAAGAAATGCAAATTTTGATATAGCAAAAAAAATGGGATTAGATTATTTTTTACAATTAGATGATGATTATGAAATATTTGAATATAAATATCCAAGTAAGGATAAGCTAATTGGAAGGAGAATTTATTGCTTAGATAAAATATTTGCATCTTTTGTTAATTTTTTAGATAAAACTAATACAACAAGTATAGCATTTGCACAAGGCGGAGATTTTATGGGCGGAAAGGATAGTGATTTTTTTTCCTCTATTAATAGAAAAAGAAAACTAATGAACTGCTTTTTTAATTCTACTAAAAGGCCATATCAATTTTATGGTAGAATAAATGAAGATGTTAATTGTTATATAGCTAATGGAAGAACAGGAACTCTATTTTTAACCCACCCTAATATATCAATAACTCAATGTGCAACACAAAGTAATTCAGGTGGATTAACTGAATTTTATTTAGATGGGGGTACTTATGTAAAGAGTTTTTATACATTACTTTTTAATCCAAGTGCAGTTTCTATTAGAACAATGGGAAAGGTTGGAAAAAGGTTACATCATTCTATTAAATGGATTAATGCAGTTCCTGTAATAATTAAAGAAAAATACAAAAAAACAGAAGCATAACAGAATGAGCAAAGAACACTTAATACCATTTAAACCAGGACAATCAGGAAACCCAAACGGCAGACCAAGGAAGTATGTAAGCCTACTTAAAGAGCAGGGATATAAACTTGCTGAGATAAACGACACCATACAAGCTATGATGTCAATGGACTTAGAGGAACTTAAAACAGTATGGGATAACCCGAAAGCAACGATACTTGAAAAAACAATAGCAGCCGCTATGCGTAAGAGCTTAGAGAAGGGCAGCCTTTATAGTTTAGAAACTTTGCTTACTCGTGTTTATGGTAAGCCTAAAGAACAAATGGATATCCAAACAGATAACAGGATTGAGATAGTATTTGTAGACGGCAAGACAATTCTTTAATGCGGATAGAACTACCAAACGGACATATAAACCAAAAGAAGATACTTGACTGCGAAGCCAGGTACATTGTTGTTATGTGTGGTCGAAGGTTCGGAAAATCGGAGTTAAGCCAAATAAAATGTATTACAACTGCAATTAAAGGCGGTCAGGTAGCTTACATAACCCCTACCTATAAATTGGCTAAGGTATTCTTTGAGAAGTTATGTAATAGCCTTCCTTTCCCTAATAACAAATCGGACTTAAATATCAGCTTCCCAAATGGTGGCAAGGTAGAGTTCTTTACAGGGGAACGCTTGGATAACCTGAGAGGGCGAAAGTTTAACCTCGTAATAGTAGATGAAGCTTCTTTTATACCTGACTTAGAAGATGGGTGGCTTAACTCAATAAGACCTACCTTAACGGACTATAAGGGTAAAGCTATATTCTTAAGCACCCCTAAAGGTAAAAACTACTTCTTTAGTTTATTTAGCAAAGCAGAACCCGATTGGCAAAGCTTTAAGTTTACTACATACGATAACCCTTACATAGACCCACAAGAAATTGACGATGCCCGTAGGCAACTGCCTGAGGTTGTGTTCGAACAAGAATATATGGCAAACCCTGCCGAGAACGCAGCAAACCCTTTTGGAAGCCAACATATACGCAAGTGCATACACCCAGTAACAACTATGCCTGTCGTAGCTTATGGGATTGACTTAGCTAAGTCAGTCGATTGGACAGTTATCGTAGGTTTAGACGAAGATGGGAACGTGGCTTATTTTGACCGCTTTCAAATGGATTGGCATAATACCAAGCAAACTATCCTTAGGCTTCCTAAATGCCCTATCCTTGTCGATTCTACGGGGGTTGGCGACCCTATCCTCGAGGACTTACAAAGAGAAGGGGTAATGATACAAGGCTTAAAGTTTACAAGTTCAAGCAAGCAGCAACTAATGGAAGGCTTACAAGCTGCTATACATCAAGGTAAGATTGGCTATCCTGAGGGGATAATAAGCCAAGAACTTGAAGTATTTGAATATATGTACACGGCAACGGGGGTTAAGTACTCAGCACCTTCAGGCTTCCACGATGATGCCGTAATGGCTTTGGCTTTAGCTTGGCAGAACTTCAGCCTTAAACGTGGCACGGGTAAATACGCGTTCCTATAATTTACCACTTATCCTTAATATTTACCTTTCATAATATTTTTTGAAAAAAGTTTTACATTTTATATGTGGAATGTGAAATATTTGTATATTTACATATCATTTAACCACAAACACAAATACAATGAATTATCTAACTACAACACAAAGAGTAAAAATTATCAGAAACGAATTAAAAAACGTTTTACCTGCTTACAAATTTTCAGTAACTAAAAGACATTACAATGGAGTAACAATTGTTATTTTATCTGGACCAGCTAAATTAACAGAAACATACGAAAGTGTTAATCATTATTATATTGACGAAAGTACTGACCCTGTTAAAAAGAATGTAATTAAAATAATAGATAAAATTGCGAGTGAAGGAGTATCTTATAGAGAAACAGGAGATTATGGTACTCAACCAGATTTCTATGTAAATATCAAAATAGGAGAATACGATAGACACTATAAGCAAATCTAAAATAAAATAGGGGTGCGGCTATTCAACGCACAATTTAAAATCAAATACTATGGTGCATTTATTAAATTCAAGCAAAAAAAATATAATTGCTTTAACTGAAAAAATAGAATATCAAAAGAGAATGTTAGAATTAACCCCAAATGATGTATATTTAAAAAACATTATAGCAATAAACGAAAGGACATTAGAGTTCCTAAAAAGTCAAAAGAAAAAATAATTTAACTAAACTAAACACAATGAAAAAAGAAACCGCACAATTATTAGCCGTATTTTTAGTAGCTTGTTACCTTATAGGGCAACTTCAAGACATCTACTCAAAATGATTTACGCTATATGCCTTCTGCTAATTGCAACAGGTTTTGTAATGGCAGCTTTAACTGACTACACAATTAAAAACTATGACCCAAAGCACAAAAGATTACATAGACAAATATTACGCAAGTGAGCCGATTAGCATAATGATGTCTAACATCGATGCGACTTACTTAGAGATACTTACCTACTGCAACGAGAAGGGTTACGAACCTGCAAAGCGTAGAATGAGAAGTCCAGAACATAAGTCAAAAATCGGCTTTTTTGACATTGAGAATTACAAACCTGAAACGATATGAGTATCTTATTAATTATTACAATATGGGAAATACTAAAGAAAATAGTAAAGACAATCGTTTACAAGCACTTAAATTCAAAATAGCTTTTTTTACTATTGGCATCTTAGCTTATATTGGGTTATTAATAATGGCTATAATACAAAAACTAAACATCTTTAAAAGATAAACAAATGGAACTACAACAAATCTTCGAAACAACAAAAGAACAAAGGACTGAGTTTACCTACCAATTAATTGAACGATTAAACGCAGGGGAACTTGACCCGTTAAAAACACACCTCCAGGTTAAAGCCTTAGAGGATATGCTTGAAACCCTAAAGGCAAATAAGGACTACAAAGATGCCGTATTACAAGCAGCCGTATTAAACGGCAAGGACTTTGAGTATATGAGTGCAAAGTTTAACATTAGAGAAGTAGGGGTTAAGTATGACTTTAGCAAATGTGAAAGTCCTGCATACGATGAGATACTAAGCGAGTACAATAGTGCAGCTAAAGCCAAAAAGGATATGGAAGAGTTCCTTAAAAAAGTTCCGCATCAAGGACTTGATATTATTAACGGAGTTACTGGCGAGGTTACAAAAGTTTACCCACCTGCCAAGAGTAGCACAACAAGTGTAGCCGTATCATTAAAGTAATAAAAATATTGTACTTCTTTGCAATTTGCTTACCTTTGGCAGCGTTATGCTACATAGGTGGGCATCTTGCTTA